TCCAGTTTCAACTGTAAATTCACAAGTAATTCAATCATTGAGAGTAACAAACGTAACTCCAGCAATAGGTGGAGCCGACCAACCAACAATTGATGAAATTAGAAATATGATTTCTTACAACTTTGCTGCACAAAATAGAGCGGTAACATTAAATGATTACAAATCTGTAATTGAAAATATGCCACCTACGTTTGGAGCAGCCGCTAAGGTTAATGTAATGGAGGAAGACAATAAGGTAAAAATTAAATTGTTATCTTATGATGCTGATGGAAATCTAACTGATGTGGTTTCAAACACATTAAAAGATAATGTTACAGAATATATTGCACAATATAGAATGATTAATGACTTTGTTGAAATTCAAAGTGGTGAGGTTATTGACCTTGGATTAGAGATTGATGTTGTAATTGATAGAAATGAATTAGAATCAGATGTTATTAAATCTATAATCGAAAAAACAATTTCATATTTTGCAATTGAAAAAAGAAAAATGGGTGACCCATTATTCACAGGTGAGTTGTTAAAAGAAATTGGATCAACAACTGGTGTGGTTAACGTAGTAGATGTTAGAGTTTTTAACAAAACAGGTGGAGAATATTCACAAGCTGAGGTCTCCCAAACATATAAAACACCCGAAACAAAAGAAATTCTACAAGCGGATATGACCGTATATATGAAGTCAAATCAGATATTCCAAATTAGATTTCCAAATAAAGATATTAAAGTTAGAGTTAAACCTCTCACTTCGACTACATTTTAATTAAAATTTTTCTTATTATAATGGAAAATAGTCTGCTTTCTATTTATTATAAGAATGATACAAAAACATAGAATTTCAACGAATATTGGTAAAGACCAAATTTTAAAAGTCGAACTTAAACAAGATTTCGATTTATTAGAGATTTTGTCTTTAAAATTCACACAAAAAGATATATACACATCTCTTTGTGCTGATTATGGTGTGGTTTGTGGTAGAATCACCGTTAACAACGGTTTAGGTGTTCCAAACGCTAGAATTTCTATTTTTATACCGTTAGACGAAACGGACGAACAAGACCCAGTCATTTCAACATTATATCCGTTTAAAACGGTTAATGATAAGAATGAGGACAATTACAGATACAATCTATTACCATCAAGAAAACAACACGGAGGACACGAACCAACAGGTACATTTTTTGACCAATCAGATGTTTTAACGAGAGAAGAAGTTTTAGAGGTCTACGAAAAATACTACAAATACACAGTAAAAACTAACAGTGCGGGAGATTTTATGATATGGGGAGTTCCATTAGGTGAACAAACAATACACGTAGATTTAGATTTATCCGACATTGGTTGTTTCTCTTTTAGACCTTATGATTTTATAAAACAAGGTTTAGGTCCCGACCAATTTAAAAATACTTATTCTTTTAAATCTTCAGTAGATTTAGATTCATTACCTCAAGTAGTATCATTTAATAAATCAATAGAAGTTTATCCATTTTGGGGAAACGAAGATATTTGTGAAATTGGTTTAACAAGAACTGATTTTGATTTATCAGAAGTTGGTGTTAAAATTGAACCTAAAGCCTTTTTTATTGGGGGAACATATACCGACACTGGTAAAAATTCTGTAAATAAAAATTGCCAACCAAGACGTAAAATGGGTCGTAAATGTGATTTAACAACAAAAACGGGCACCATTGAGGCGATTAGATATACACCAAACAAAGATGAGAATAATAGACCTAAAATAGAGGTTTATGATATTGAAGAAGACATTCCAGAAGATGGTTCGTTTGTATTTCCAGTCCCAATGAATATGGATTATGTCTTTACAAACGAATTTGGTGAAAATGAAATTACAAATGACACCAATAAAGGAGTACCAACGTCGAGTTGTTATAGGTTTAGATTTTCATTAGATGACTCAGGTAACTCAAGAACTAGAAAAACCGCATCTTATTTAGTACCTAACATTAGAGAATATTCGGCAGAGGCCGATAAGTCGTATGCCTTTTCCACCAATTACTCCGACTATCCGTCAGCTGCGGTTTCTGATAATGTTGATAAAGGAATGTTATATAATGAATTGGGTCAATATAATCCTAGAGATTATTTTTATAGAATGACATATAATAAAGTTTACACTATGTCATCTTTTCAAAATATACACTATCTAGGAAGTAGTTTTAGTAACGATAGGTATGTTGGATTGAAAGAAATCGTTCCAACAGAAGAAGAGGATTGTTCAAATGACATTGTAACCCCACCTGTTAATTTTGGTAAAAAGAATTTTACATTTACTTTATTGATAGCTGACGTGTTATTGTTTTTTGAACAATTAATCAACCTTGTTACATTAACTTTCTTTAATACAATTGCAAAGGTTTTCCATAGATTCGCTGATGCAACTAACTTTAGACCAATTAGAAAATTATCTAGAAGAATTAGACATTTTGCTTACCAAATACAAGATTCAACACAACGAACACTTTATTTAATATCGTATCCAGGATGTGAGGAATGTAATACCAATGAATTGGGTGAACAAGGAGGTATAGGAACTACGTTAACATTTTGTGAAGTTGGAAAACTAAAAATAAATGGTAAGGAAAGTCAAACTGATAGAATATTAACCGCTTATGATATTACATTTTCGGTACCCGATAATGGTGAATGTGCATTAATCGCAACACCAATAATCGACACTGTAGATTTCATCAGTAGACAAAGTGATTATATATTAACATTTAAAGAAATACCAGATGCGGACGATCCAGAAGATCCAGAATTAATTACAAATGAGGAATTTGCGGTGGCAATAACTTCTACATCTTTTTCATCTGTTTATGACCCCGTAACAAGTGGTTATACGTTTACGTTTAATGATAGTTCGCAAACCTTTTCAGATATTTCAGTTCCATATGAAGTTACAATAAGAGATAAAAACGCAACATCCACTGGATTTTCTATAGTAGTACCAGTTGAAAGTGAGTGTGAAATTTTCGACGTTCCATATGATGAATCGTTGGTTAGTGTTTATTACGTAGGTACAGGTACGACAAGAACCGAATCCGCCACCTATACACCAGGTATGAATGTAAGTGGGTCAAAAATATCTGATTCTGGTTATCGTTTACCAACCGACTATAGAGGTAACCGATATTCACCATCAACACTATCTGGGTTTTGTGAATTTGAAAATGGGCAATTTCATATTGTACCTGGTTCATTGTCAGGAGGTAGGTTATTTAACATACTGAGAGAATATAGAAAAAGAAAAAGAGTTGGAAAATTATTTTGTGGTGGAATTGTAAATTATTCATTTGTCGATAATTGGTTATCAGGATCATTATATTTCTTTCTTTTTAAAGGGAGAAGAGGTAGGTTTTGTAGTCAAATTATAAGATATGTTACTGAACAAGGTAGATACTATTATAGGTCAGCGTTATATAATAACTCATCAAATGTATGGGGTGACCCAAGTAAAGGTTCAAGAATAGGTAGACCAACAACAATGGTAGATTTAGGACCTAGAGATGAATTTATTAAAGAAATTTGTCTTGACCCATCGTTAGACCCTAACTGTTCCGTTACTCGTCAAATAGGACCCACCTCTTTTCAAAATTTTGGAGAATTATTAGGATTAGCTATTAACTATAGATTAGACACAACGAACGCTAACCACGATATAAATGATTTTTTTGATAATAGTGGTTTTGGTTATACGGATCAGGTTTTTGATGGAGACTTATTACAACTCATATCAATAAACAACGAAGCAGGTATTGAAGAATTTGATTTACAAAACCCAAAATATCTCGGATATAATTATCAAAATTTAGACCCAGAAGTATTTCCTCAAGTTTTTAAAAATGGTACTAACGTTTGGGGACCTTTACCAGTTACATTTTATTTGGAAGATGACGGTGAAAGAGTAAGGGCGTGTCTTAATGAACCAACACACATTGCCAATGATGGAATAACAAGGGTACAAGGAAGACTTACAGAATCATCACAAAAAGTACCATTCTTCCTATGGGATAAAGGAGCACCTGGATTTGGACCTTATAATATCACTACGGTTGACAATCAAAGTTGGGATTATGGTAATATACAAGTTCAACCATTACAGGGTATGACATATGGATATAATTTAACGAGTCCCGCTGATGATTCTAGTGACAAATACTTACTACTACCTATAACATATACGTTTAGTGGAGTAACAATCCCAACTGATAACGCAACTAACGAGGTAGAATTTGACGTTGTAGATGTTACTGCCGACAATCACAGTGCGTATGATAATGAGTATCCTGGATTTACTTACCTCTATGCATCTAGTGGGTCCATAACGTCACCTGCGGCTGGAATCCTATACACAAGATATGGTACTAGTGGTACTTGGGATGTAAAACCTTGGGATTTAACTGACGATTTTATTATTAGAAGGACACAAGATTACTATAGTGGTAATAAACAAATCCTATCAACCCCATTTATGTTCTATTTTGGATTGAGGGTTGGTAAAACGGGTGTAGATAAGTTTATTCAATTTTTCGGGGATAAGGGAGCCTTTACATCTGCAGAATAATGGAAAAAAAGAAAATCATATTACCAACAAAAAGATTCTTCAAATCAAATGAGGAGGATTTAAATCTAAGAATTAATTTAGATGAAACAGAAGCGTTATTACGTGAGGGAGATAGGGATATAGTATTGGATGTACCAACACAATTTGAAACAGAAAGAACCGAAAGTAACAATTACAAGATTCACGGAAAACTTAAAATGGTTTTTAGGAATCTATATTCTGGAACAACATCATTCAATCCCTTACTTAGAAAATTATATCTTCCAAATGATGGTTTTGGAATTGCTAGTGGGTTTTTACCATACAACGAATTCTCGTTTTTAAGAAATGATGTTGTTAGAGAAGTTAACACACCTAATCAGGGCACAAGTCTAACTTCATTTAGTCAACAATTGACATTATCTGAAATACCAGAACATACATTAGTAACACCAATAACCGCACCATATCAAAATTGGAACATTTACTTGTCATATGTTTATGGTAAAGATAGTGACCACAAAATTAATTACACTTTAAGTGGTGGTACAACTGGAACAACATACACAGCAACAGCAAAAGATGGTATTCCGTTTAGAGTTGTTAGTGATGGTAATTATTATTCACTTGTTTCACCCGTTGAACACGGAATATCTGCTGGAGAATATGTTACAATTTCAACAACTGGAAATACATTTTATGTACCGTCAGGTACGGGGTATACAACTACAACTAGTTTATCTGGTAGAACTTTTTATGTTGAAACAGTTGGGAATGCAACACATAATTCTGAAAAATATGTTTTAAATATTTTAAAGAGTGAATTTGTAAACGGTACCACTTTGGGTCCTGTTGTTTTTGGTAAAAGATGTATTGATAAGAACAATATAACGGATACCATTTCAGAATATTATGTACATAAACATAAAACATTAACTAGCGATTCTGACTATATTTTAGATAAAGCCGGGTTTGAAAATTCTATTTGGGAGGATGAGAAAAAAATACTATTTGAAAATGCGTTAGGTGATAACGACGTAATTGTTGAAAGAAATAGAATGGAATCATTAATTTATGATTTTAAAAATCCATTAACAGTAACTGGAATTACAAATAATTTAGGGTACACACCAACAGAGGTTTATGTATCAGTTATCCTTAAAAATGGTAACGGATATTTTAATTACCCACCAAAAGTCGGGTATAAATTTAATTTTCACAATACTTGGATTGATAACCACTTCAACGGTAACACATCTGTGGAAAGTGGAATTACAACGACAACTATTTCTTCAAATGCTAGTGGTTATACATTTACAGGAGGAACATCATTACCTATTGGTACAATATTAACAGGTGCGTTTGTGGAGTATAATAATAGTGAAATGAAAGAAACAATAATAAGTGAATCTTTTCACAAGTTTACTGCAAGAGTAGATTTATTTAATCACGGACAAACTGGTAGTACTGTAAATTTTTCTGGAGTTACATCTACAAATCAAAGTGGATTATATTATCAACCGCACTATAGGGTTAAATTAAGACAACTATCACCATATATCGAAACTTCAAATACAGATGACATTTATAATTTACCAGAAAATTGTAGATATTTTGAAAACGATGGATTATGGAAATGGAGAGATGTGTACGACCCAGGATTTATCGATTTTGAAGGAAATGGAGTAGATTATCCATTTACTAATAATATACATTATATAAAAAATGATATTAATTTCTATTTAAGAAACGAGGAGTTTTATAGAAATAAAACAGATGGAATAACTGGATTCAACAATAAACCCGGAGGATCAAATACAACTGATTGTTAATGGAAATTTTAAGAGATAATAACAATAAAAAAATCATTTTAAATCAGGACTTAAATTTTAGAACAGATTTAGGGTGGGAAGATTCTGCAAAAGAATTAGAGTCACAAACTTTACGTAAAATAATTAACCCAATTGAAAATTACGAAACGGTTAGGTATATTCATAAACCATACAATACAACATTAGGGAGTTTAACATTCCCACAAACCGATATATGGTTTTATTTTTATTTTTTAAGTGGGTCAACATACGTACAAGACTACGAACCAACTGGACTATCAGCAAATGAAAACGCGTTAATGGAAAAAAAAATCACTAATAGTTTCTTTAGGTTGGAGTTTTTTAAAACACCTAGTAAAATAGTAAACAATGTTGAAGTAGCTGACCAACCAAGTAGATTAAATAGACGAATGGTGTTTGCAAAAAACCTTTCATTACCGTTAGGTGAAAAATATTTTTATACTACTTTAAACGATTATATATATAAACCCGCATTTATGGGTTCAAATTATAGAAACAAAGAAAATATGTATTTCTTTTGGTTTCAAGACGAAACCGCACTTAATGAGACATCATTAACTGGTAATACATTTTGGATGACCGCAAAATTTTATAATGCGGAAGATGGATCAATAGGTGATTTTGTTAAATCGGATATCGGAACTTCAGAAGTTAATGAAAGTAATGATATGTACTATAAAGTGGTAATTGATAAAAGTGATTACTCCTACCAAGTTTTTCGTTATAATAATAACACACAAGGAACTAGAATAGGTGAAAGTAACGACCCAATAAAATTCTATCAGAAAAAAGGATAATGCAATCAAGTAAATACGAAATATTAAAACAAACGGGAACCACATTTAATTTACCACTTTATTTAGAGAGTAGTGTAGATGAAATGGGTGTAATGGTTGGATTTGATGGTGAAATACAACAAGTTGAACAATTAGTTAATTTTTCGTATTCAGGAGTAACGGGAACTAAAACCGTGCACATATACTCAACAACCAATCCCGATAAATTAAGAAAAATAGTTGATCAAGTCTATAGTGTTAATTGGGGAGATAATAGTTCGGTGGTACAATTACCCATTAATAATGGAATACCTAATTCAAATTTACCAACCTTATCTCACACATATGGAATTGGAATAGTTGAAAGTACGATAACTATAACACTAAATTCTCCTTGGTCGACTCAGATTATTTCAAAAAACATTTCATTACCGTTTTTAAATCCGTCTACAATTAGTAACCCTTTGGGTTCATTTAGTGGTGTAACGATGCCAATCGAAATTGATTATATAAACAATTTAGATAATTCTACAGACCCAACGGCAAATGCCACGATTAAATTTATGGGTATTGGTAAAAGTAGAATTGAGGAATTAAGAAAATATGGTCAAACAACATTTAATGGTGTAACAACGGGAACTACCGACGGTTCTAATTGGAGTGGATACACTTTAGATAATCTTTATTATCGTGACTTTAATGATGGTTATACAATGATTACGGGTAGTACATCTAGTTTTACCAAAGAAGAGGTAATCAATAGAATGATTACAAGAAATGAACATTTTATAGGATTTATTGACGAACCAACGATATACTCCGACATTTTTGTTGAGAGAGGAAAACAAGGTGTTATGGAGAAAAATTTAAGATTAGGAGAAATTGACAACATTGGTGAGGTAGACATATATGGAAATGGATATTTTAATGTGAGAAAACAATAAAAATTATATTTATTATAAAAAGTTATGGCAGTAGGAAGTTACGGAATAATTAGACCAGCGGATGTATCCCCAGCGGACGTAGATGTTTTTTATCATTACGTTCCAAATAGAACATCAACTGCGGAGGTAACCTTAAAAAAGTTAAACTCAGAAGAAGTCCTTGCTCCAGTTTTTCATAACGGAGATACCACAGATAGTACGGACGCTCCAAACGTTGAAATTTTAGGTGGTTTATACAACTTAACACTAACTTCAGATGATTTTAGTGATTTGGGTATATATACACTTCATATTAGACCAAAACAAATTAGAACCTCAATCACAGATTGTGGTATTTTAGCTTCATTACCTTCTGTTAGAGGTTTAGTTATCGATTTAAGTACTGTTCCATCAGCAGATAGAAACAAATTTACACCACAGGGATTAGTGGGATATCGTATTGAATATTTAAATTCCAACGATAATACTAAAGTTCCAAATTTTTATAGAATAGTAACATCATCTTTTTATTGTACACCAGTGGTTTCAAACTTAACTAGTACAACGCAAAAGGCGATTAGATACCAATATAGTGTTGCGGCTTCAAATTTATTATTTTTAACTGTAACACCATCTTCGGCACCATCAAGTAGACCGAATGTGGTTCCTTTTATTGGACAACCAGGACAAAATATCATTTTAACCAATACATTCTTTAACCCAACAACAGTTGAAGTAGAAATGGTTGAACACGATTCGTCAACATTGGCTTACGCATTATATGGTAACCAAAGTAAGGCGGTGTCTTCAGGTATCTATACCATTTACGATAACAATAACAATATCTTCAAACAATACAATCTATACGAGGTTAAAGATGAGTTTAACGAAACTTTATTCGAGATTAGAGAGAACAAGACGGATATTGATGAGACATTAAATTTCGATGATATTACACAATAATGGCTACAAGAAAAGTCCCAAGTCAAGTTGCAACTGGTGCAGAAACATTTAGTGATAGTTTAGTCGGTAGACAAATTACCGACGGTACTAGTCAATTGACTAATACGAACTTTGCTATTGACCGTATTATACCAGAAAAAGACAGTAAGAAATTTAGAACTAGCCAATTTTCAGATTTTTTAACTTTAGATGATTTAAAAGAGGAAACAGATTCCCCAACAACATCAACCAAAACTAAAGAAGAAAGAAAAAAAGAAATTAAATTTAAATCTTCTAAAAGTAATGCCGCTGTTTCTACTTTTGGTTCATTAAGAAGTAGATTACTTGCATCAATTACACGAATTATTAAGAAATTCCCAGCAACATCACTTGTTGACTCTGAGAGTTTAATTAAGAATTCAATTTATACCGCATACAACATATCTTACGATTTTAATCAGAACACAACAGAATTTACTGTTGATTTTGCGATGATTTATAATCCATTAGATGTTTTATTTATAAAACCAGAAAGTAATGTAATACCAACTACTGATAATGAAGTTAGAAATTTTTATTCATCATATAAAAAATATGTTATAGAAGTTTCTGGAACGACATATCAGGTATTAACATATAGCGAACCAAATTCAAATAATGAAGTTTCATTTAAAGTTTTTGGTAAACCATTTGGAACCTCATCAACTCACAGTTTTAATTATTTAATTAGACCAAATGATGGTAT